AAAACAAAAGCACCAGTAATCCAAGACTTACCAACACCTCGGAAGGCTTGAATCTGAAGTCTTTTGGGACCACTCTGCAGGTAATCTGCAATTGCATATTGAGCCCTAGTAGGGGGTGGTAGGCCAAGCTGGTCCCACAAAGCTTGAAGGAACAGCTTGAAGTCGCCCTGTAGGGCGGTTAGGACGTTACCAGTGTCTATCTGAGTGTTCATTTAATTCATCAGGTTTTTTACCCCAACCCCAACCATGCTTTTTTTGTTTTGGTTTTGGTTTCATCCATTCTTTTTCGTAACCTAAGTCTTTTAGTGCGCTATCTCTATCTTTAATGTTCTTGAGTAAACCCATTTTAGTAACCTCCTGTTAGTACTTGTGATTCATCTTCAGGCTCCCTACCATCATCAACATAGTGAGATCGTACATTAACATTTCTATTTGGGTCAGGATCCCAAACTACCTTTTTATAACCAGGAGCACCTTCTAAAGCTGTAAACGGTTCACGTCTTCCAGCTCTTGCTTGTCGATAAAGTTCTTTGTCAGTCATAATTAATCCCAGAGAGATTTGTGTGACCATGATGGAGGCTCCGCGTATTTTGGCACACCCCACATTGGTAGTTTTTTCTTTTCTTTATCTTTTAAATCATTGACTGAATTAACAGGGTCTTTCTTTTCTTTGCTCATTTAGATTCTCCTTTTATTTTTAATGATTTCGGTTTACGGCCTCTAGTGCCTACTTTAGTCTCATACAATCCTAATAAAAGTGCTTTTTCAGGACCGTCTGGTAAATCAGTTAAGAATTGTGCTGCATATTTTGGATCTTGAAGCTGTTGCTTCATCCAAGGTACATATTTTTTATGATAAACTGTTAAGAAAGTGAATAGTTCGTTAATATCTGTAGTACCATTTTGTATTCCTTCAGCAATTGCATGTCCAAAATCTGAGACATCTAAAGGTGCAGTATATTTCCAAGGTTGATTTTTACCTGTTGATTTGGAAACACGTTCTGCAGTTTTCAAATAACCACCTGATTTAGTTTGCTGTGCTAATAAGTTTCTATTTTTTAATTGTTCGAGCGTTTCACCTGGTTTCATTTTAACTCTAGGTTCGATACCCATGTCTTCCATGAATCTATGCCAAGAATTGTGCGGAGCTGCACGCATTAAAGCCATGTTCTCAGCTATTGCACCAGATTTTAAATTCAACCCTTCCATATGTTTGAATAAATTAGCTGCTACAACAGGATCTTGAGCTACTGCATTTAGTAAAAACTCACCAGCTTCTTTATTACCAAACATGTGATGCCATTGTTTTCCTTGTACACCTAAGAAAGCTGCTTGTACTTTTTTTACAAGTCCAGTACCGTAAACTTCTTTAGCTTCGTCAAATATATTCCAGCTTGCTTGATCGTATAGTTTTCGTTGATCACCTTTTACAAAACCGTCTATTAATCTATCTGCGCGATCCATTAATTTTTGCATTGTATCAGAATCTTTAGCTAATGCTTTAGGAGTAATTTTACCACCTTCTACATATAAATCTTTGATTCCTCTACCAAAACCTCTCTTTAAGTATCGTTCTCTAGACTTCACATCTGGTAGTGATTGATATTGTACCTGCCACTGAGCTGGTTCAAATTTATCCATCACTGCTTGTAGATTTAAATTACCTTCTCTCATAGCTTGTGACTGTCCACCTACTTGTTCTCTTATCGTTCTTAAACGATTTTTTTTTAAATCAGCAGCCTTACCTAAATAATGCCTCTGTAAACCTTTGGCAGCTATTTGACTTCCAGGTAAATCTGTTTTAATTAAATTATGAGCACCTTTAACAGCTGCCATCTTACCAGCTTTGCCACCTATTTTAAGAGCCCCAGCACCTACTGCTAAATCTAATGCTTCACCAGCTATGTGACCATACCTAGGATCAACACCTAGTCCATGTTCTAAACCAGCACCTATAGCTTGACCAGCAGCCCATGCAGGGGCACCAGCAACACGTAATGCATGACTGACGCCTGGTAAACTAGCCACCTTAGCTATATTTTTAACTCCTCCAAGACCTAACCTAGTAATATCATCACCGATACCTTCTCTATCTTCTGCCCATCCTTGGACAGTTTGTGCAGCTTGAGCGAACTGCTGTTCTGCAGTGTCGAGGAATTGAGATCCTCTTAGCCTCGGTTTACGTGGTACCGGATCATTAATCGAGGCGTATAATGCTCTTTCGTCTTCCATGATCAGTAAAGGCTCTGCCAATTTCTCTGATTATTAGCAGCTTTGAAGAAGTCTGTTCCTTCTTTTTTCTTCATTAATTTACTAAATGTGTCTAATACTGCTAAAGCTTGTTGACCTGTCATAGCACCACTTTTAGCACCATCACCACCAGGTTGAGCTTTAACTGCTGAACCATCTGAATCTTTATGCATACCAGGTGGTATATATCCACCTTGATCTTGACGTTGTTTAATCTCAAAATCTTTATGAGTCATACCACCTTGAGTGGGAGGGATATTCGCCATTCCTGTTGGGTTTTGGTTTCCTCCTGGTGCACCAGAGTTGGTGTTACCTACACCTTGATTTTGAGTAGCTTGCTGTCCTTTCTGAGATATTCGAGCTTGTTCTTTAGCATACTGACTTGCTTGATCTGCCCCCATACTAGCGCCTGGACCTTTGAATTGTTCTTGAATTCTCATGTTACTTCTAGCAACAGAATTCCTAGCTGAAGAATGTATATTACCAGACCATTTACCAGCCGTTCTTGGGGTTTGCGCTGCATTATATGCATTATTATTACCTCTAACTATCTGATTATTTGCTTCAGTTCGAGCTTCTGAAATTGTAGGTAAAATATTTCTGGATCCTTCCTGTGCTACACCTTTCACTTGACCTGTTCTATACCCTTCACTATAAAGAGTATTCATTTTAGGAGATATGACATTACCTGTTAAAGGTCTATCTGTTCTTATCTTACCTCCACCTTCTACATCTTTATACCAACCAGGTTTGCCATAATCTTTATTATTAACAAGCCCTTCTGAACGTGGTATATTAGATAATCCTGAACCATATTTTTCTACTTTAGGTTTCTTGAGTTTTAAATCTTGGTTACGATTTTTGGAATAGTAATCTTCAAATGTACCAACCGTTTTACCGCTTTTATTATAAGCTTCTAAAGTTGCATCAGTCTCATATCCCTTATCTTCCATCTCTTGTTTCCAAGCTTTGAGCTTCAGAGATCTATCAGTAAATCTTTCTTTTTGTTGATCAGTTCTCTTTTTACTAAATCCAGAATCAACAGGAGATGGTGATCGAGGTTTTGTACCGAAGGCGTCTTTACTATTTTCTATTTGACCAGTCTCAGTGTCCTGCCATTTCCAGCGTCCACCAATTTTCACTCTTTTAATCATAGTTACTTCCTTTCTGATCCGCCTCTAGCGCGGTTGATTTTAAGTGATTCGCATGTCCATTTGCCTTTCTTTTTGACAACATCTTTACTTTTAGGACAATTCAGTCTTTTACGAGCTGCCTTATGAGCTTTCTTATACTCTTTAGTATGGGCAAATTTACCACCTTTTCCGCTGTTATTATCATCGGATTTTTTCTGTGCCTTGTCAGGATTCTTTCTATAAAAATCTTTACTGTTTTTATACTTTGGAGCCATACATCCTCCGTTGGACAAGTGATGGATCTATTTTAGGCATTACCTTTGTTAACTTATCAAGAGGACTTCCCTCATAAGCAACACCAGTAATATCATTTGTCTTCAGCCAATCACAGGCTGCTTTTAAATCTTGTGTTGTAGCTTGGCCGCTTTTGACTCGTTTAAGGAAGTCCTCAGTAACCAAGTTATGTAATTCATTAAATTTGTCTTCAGCGGCTTTCTTCATGAGAATAGTTTTTCTTTAACAATTTCGAGAGCCTGATCATCTAATTTGTTATCAGTTCTCTTAACATAAGCACTTAGTAGATCGACTACAAGTTGCTTAACTGAATCCGATTTCAAGAAGGCGAAAAGGATGGGCTTGATTAATAGGGTCATTTCTTAGTAGTTTTAGTGGTTTTCTTTGCAGCTGTAGCTTTAGCCTCTCTTTCCTGTACAAGGCTAGTCCTAACCTCAGGAACTTTATCTGAGAGGTCAGGATCTGGTAGGCCGACTTTACGTGTAAAAGTACTCATTTTAAATAAAGGATTGTTTAAAAATTGTTCTTGATAATCTTTTTGTTCTTTTTGATATTGAGCAATTGGTATTACATCTTGACATATATGATAAACACGTGTTCCAGGTCTTAACATAAAACCTTTTTGTTGGAGTTTTGCACAGTTATCAATTCTAACAAGTTCATAATTTAATTGCATTTTTTCTATCTGCCTATCAGCAGCTGCCTTACATCTTTCAACAATACCCCCATCTAGGGGGACCATGAAGTTAATCTGGCCTCCCCAGTTTTCATTCTTGACATATCCTTCAGGGTCCACAGGCATCTGTGGTTCAACCTGGTTGCCCATATAAAATGGGCTAAAGGTCATCGTTGCTCCGTTACAGGATATGTTCGCGCCGTAACTCTGACGAGATGGGGCTCCATTGTTTTGGAATTGTACGGCTTGATTTGTAACGTTTCCAGTAGCTGCTGCCACAGGATTTGATACATTCTTGGTTTCTCCCTCTTCAGCATAACTTGGTAATCCTATTGTGAGAATACTGATAAGGAGGTAGTAGTAGAGGTGGTATCGATTTCTCGGTCTATCTCTGTTACTGATAGTACCTGGCTGGCTGCTCTTGTTGTTATCTCTAACGTGAAGGGATCTCCAGCTGTATGAAGGGTGAAGACTGAATCGGTATCTACAATTCCTCCTCCACTGGCTGACGTATGTGTAATATTTTCGCCAGTCCATTTGTTGATAGCGCTTCCATAGGTTGTTGTTTCTACGGTTTCTACTATCTCTTGCGTCATTGTTGACGTGCTCTGCATCGAGCCTTGGGTGAAGTTGGGTGTTACTAATTCTGCTCTTCCTACCGAGGGGGATAACAGCATTAAGAGTAAAAGCCATTTTTTCATTCTTTCTTCTTATCTAGCATAGGACAGTTGACAGGGGCGTTACCTTTACCTTTTGAGTTAGATGTATTGAGCCCGAAGGACGCAAGTGCACCAGTAAATATACTTGCCACGAACGTGATATCGGAGCTCCCAGCCTTCTTAATTACTGGTAATTCTACATAATTTAGGGTGATAATAAAGCCTGCCCAAACGACAACACCAAGTCTAACAAATGTAGATAGTATCTGTATCTGTTGTTCTTGATCTTCTATGCCGTCTTTGAGCTTATTGATGAGGCTTTTTCCTTCCGTTTTTTCCTCCATGCATCAACTCGTTTCTGTAATTGTTTTTTAACGTTCTTTTGAATTGGTTCAAAGAAAGTCTGTGCAACAGTGGTGGTAGCCACAGCTACAACAGCCGTCGTAACAGCTGTAACCAGTACCTCAGGTTCAGGTACTGGCATTTGTACATCGATAATTGGTATATCTAACTTAGGAGCCTCTGGTTGAGTCTCACTTGTTTCCTCCGCCTTAACCCCCTCAGGACGTTCCAGATCGCTCGGAGGGACCACTATAGGGGGAAAGGATGGTATACGTGCCGAAGGCGGCTTAAAATCGATGCTAGGGGTCGCTGGTACCTTAGGTAGGTAGGGGGTGGGTATCTCTATCCTACCAAGGTTTACCGACACCGTGAGTTGGAGTCTTCTGTTCGTTTACACCGTTCTCTACAGCTGCTTCAATTTTAGCTACAGTACCAGCGTTATCTGCATCTAG